CTTGGTTTCGTTTAGTTTTAGACCGAATATGGGATATTACATCATCTACCATCTTAGTTGGATTAGTTCCTAATTTTTCCATTAGCCCTATTTGAGTAGACATGGTGTCAATATACTCTAACATAGCGTCTATAGGACTACTGTGGCGACCGTACGCCTGAGTATATTTTGTCCAAGATGCTCCGTTTTTAGGCTGTAGCCATCTAAACTCTTGATGGGAGTTCCCCAATTTCCTGGCGTTTCGGACTCCTATTTCTTCAATGTCCAGGGGGGTCTTACTCTCTGACGTGATGTTATTATATATTTTTCGTAGTAATTCATCATCCGACATCTCCTTACTTTTCGGGAGCCGTCTTAAATTGAATAGCTCTTTAGCATCCTGCACCCATTTTTCCTCTCCTGCCTTAAGAAGCTTCGGGGAATAGTGGTTAAGGGGTATGTTGAAATCTTCTAACTTTGTGATACTGCCTCCCGCCGCGTTAAATCTTTCTAATAACTCTTGTGTAGTGGTTTTCCATGCATCAGCTAAGGTATCCATACCTTTGGCTCCAGAGGCATCTGAATCTCCAAAAAGATTCTTAACGAAGTTCTGGGCGTACTCCCCATCCCGTGACCTATTTAGTCCTAAAAATTTGGGTCTTGTTTTATGTATTAATTCGGTTAGTCGAGATAATGTTGGTCCTCGAACTCCTTCAATATATTTATCTAAAGGGACGATGCCTGAAAACTGACGAGAGCCACTACCCGATATCATATCGGATAAGGCTTGCTCAGGCTTAATACCCAACTTGCCTTGTTTATTAATATAGGCCACTATGTCCGTTTTTATATTGCTGTCGAATAAAACTTGCCTACGTAGAAACTGCATATCTGCATGGGACTCCTGCATAACAGTATCCCATGCTTTCTGGTCTTGGCTATTAAGAGCGTCATCAAGTTTCTGATAAACATCAGAGCTAACTACTGTTTTAAGTTTTATTAAACAATCTGGCGTCATTAGAAACACTCCTCCATTAATTTAATGTTGTTATCGAGCACTTCAACTTCGTCAATAGATTGTCGAACTAATGGAGTCTGGATAGCGTCATGCATTTCTGGAGTCACATTCTTTATAACAGGCTCTACCCGCTCGGTGCCGACTACCTTCTTATCTTTAGGTGCTTCGCCTTTAGCATTAGCGTCAATTACCGCTTGTCGTTCAGCAGTAGTCTTGGCGACCCTCTGCCGGAATAGCTCTTCCTGCATAGCTAATACCTCCTCAGCAGACCTTAAATCGAAGCCTATAGAAGCGTCTGTCTTAGGGGTAAGATTATTACTTTGGATGTCTACGCCTTCATCACCCCGTAGTACCTTTAACAGGTTTTCTTCACCATCATGCTGGTCTATTACATGTTTGATAGGATTGAGGGCAGGGTCGTTAGATTTATTTAAATGCTTAGTCGCATCTTTAACTAATACGGTACTTAATCCTTTTCCGGCCCCGGCTATTATTCCGGCTCCCGTTCCTGCTAAAACTATGTTAGTCAGCATATCGGCGCCTGAGTAGTCGGCACCGACTTCATCTTTCCAACTTTTTACGAATGGCTGAGCCACAGTTTCAATGGCCGCCTCGGTGAGGCCCACCCTAACGGCGGCTTGAAGAACCGTATTAGCGGCTCCATATCCAGTAAAAAACGATACTGCATATAAAGGGTCTATAGCCATAGCATGGCCTTGCCCAGCAAACTGACCTACTTTACCCCATAAACTCTGCTTATCAAAAACTTCTTGTGACGTAGCTCGATAGTTAGCATACTCCTCTTGACGTTGCTTTTCGTAGTCCTCATATATAGGGACATCTTTAAGACCGAGGACTTTATTAGCGTATTCTGCAAGCCCGTCGTAGTCCGTGCCATCCTGTTCCAGATAATAATTCCACGCTCCTTGTGGAATACCTCCTGCTTGGTAATGTTTCCATAGCTTATCTTTCCGCATACTTTCCGTAACAGAGGACACTCGTGGAGACACAGTGGGTAAGTCCTCTGCTATAGCCAGCCCTAATGCATTTTTCCAGTTATCCATAAAACCGGTAGTAGGTTGACGAGGAGACAAATCCACTGCGGGAAGGTCTGTTAATAATGTTTGTAGCTCATTTGGCATTAGTTACCTCCCTAATATTCCGCCCTTCTTAAGAAGCGAAGGTATGATATCAGTTAAAACTTTATATTTCCCAGTTTTCGGGTCTTTCCCTCCCGATAAATCTAAGCTATCTTTTTTCTCCTGTAATGCTTTATCTGCTTTACTTGGGTAGTCAGGAGAATAGCTAAATTGAAAAGACGTCCCTTCCGTAGTTTTTACTTCATTCCCTTTATCATCGGTCAATCTATACATGTTGCTACCGACTCCGATAATTTCAAGGTCCCCTTCTTTAACCATCGCTTCAACCTTTTCAGGGTATCCTGTAGCTTCGAAAGCTTCCGAAGATAAGTCATCAATCCATGCTTCTGTTTGTCGAGGAGTCAGATTCAGAGGAGTCTGGAAATAAGAGTCATTATATTCTGCCACCCCTCCTGTTACAGCTTGTAAAGCAGCTTCCGCTTTTTTATTACTAAAGTCCCCTGAGATATCTCGAAGTTTCTGATTATCGTAAGCCATAGCATCGTATATAGCTTCTTCTATCATCCCCCGTTCTACGTTATTACTACCATAAATTGTACCGAGTTTCCCCACTAAAAAGTCCTTAGCATCTGTTTTCAATTCTTTACTAAAATACTCTGGACTTTCTTTACGAATCATGCGGCCTTCAAGAATTTTACGTGCGTCCATTGGGCGCCCACTGGCCATGACCTGACCGGCGACCGGTATAGTACCTATATCTCCATCATCTTTAAACTGTTCATAGAAGGCATTGGTAGCTACCATATCCCCTTCAAAGCCTTTAAATACTTGAGAAAATACTTCGAGCTTACCTTTAGTATCTTGATTATTTAAGAAAGCCCCAAATTCAGCGGCCATAGGTTTAGTCATGTAGCCAGTGAAGGACTTATAATGGTCTTCCATGACCTTAGCTGCCCCTCTCAATTGAAAAACAGAGCCCGCAATATCGTCGTAATTTATGTCATTGAGCATTATAACACCATTGCCCATGCCCCAGGACATAGCGTCGCTCGCTCTTTCCGAAATCCCCTTATCTATACTTTTGATTTGTTTATTATATACGTAAGCCGTGACTACGTCTACTTTGTCTATATTATCCCGCATCCAGCTTTGTACTTTACGCTGCTCTTCTATAGTCTTTCTATTAACTCCTTGAGATACTTTAGCATACTGACGGGACATCTCCATATTTTGTATCAATCTTAAAGACGTTTTTGACCCATCTTTTTTAAGAACGTCTAATAACTTTTGGTATTTTTCATCGGGTATCGCCACGCCTTCATAAGCTAATTCAACAGTCTTAGTTCCTTCATTTTGGGTAAGGGCTATGCCCGCTCCTTGAACCTTCTTTTGAGAGTCCTTATAGGCTTTTATGTTCCCTTCTAATCGGTCTACATGGCCCCTATACTGGGCGTTAGTAAGAGCCGAGTTATCTTTTTGCCAACTTTCTCTGAGTAGTTCTAAGGCGTGTTCTTGTTTTATAAGAGTTTCTGGATTTGCAGGGTCTAATGTTTCGACAGAAGTCAACTCGTAATTCTGTTTTTTATTTGTGATGTCATGGAGCCATTTAGTCTTTAACTCTTTTTTCAAATCAGAAGATGCTATAGTCTCTGTAGCTAAATCAAAATCCTTATTATTTAAATGCTTATTAACCTCGTTAATAATTTCAGTTCGTTGGTATATGGGCTGCGTTTTCTGTGCATCGGCTACATCTCGTCGATAAGAAGCCACTTCATACCCTTGGGCTACACTTATAGCATTATTGCGGAGGTCCTCTCTTCCTATACTTCGAGCATTGTCCATAAGAGACTTCTGTAGAGTCTCCCTCTTCCATTCAGCATACACCATGTAGGCGGGAACGGTCTCCATATTATCAGGGATACCGAGTTTATCTATAATACTCTCTGGCACTTCTGACCTAAGATAAGACGTTTTCCCTCCATAAGCCTTATCGAATTGAACGCTTGCTTCTCGCTCTCCTAAAAGGTATTTCTGGACTTCATGTTTAGTTTCTCGAAGGTCGTATTGCTCTGCGGCGCTTATGAAGGAATCGGCCATTTGTGATACGGAACCCTCTACGGCTTTCCCCAATCGAGATTTACTGGAAGCTATCGATATGTCTGCTTGCGTTTCCGCGAGGTCAAGGTTTGCTTTTCCTACCATAGCCTTTCGTTCTGCGGCTCCGCCATTGATAATTTCAGACATACGGGCTTGAGAAACTTGTGAAAGCGCGCCTATGCGTACACTGTAATCAGTGGATGCCTGTTTAGGATTAGGGCCGACTTTCCTTCCGGTGCCCCCTACATTTCCTATCTTTGGTAATTTGATGCCCATATTAAATATCTCCTGATGGTAGTCGGTGCCGACTACAACTTATTAGCTAATAAAGCTGCGCTTCCTAAACTACTTGCCGCGCTTCCTAAACTACTCCAAGCTCCTGCTAAAGATGCGTTCGCAGTATTTATACCGGACGCGTATATACTCTCACCCTGTGTACGGATTGCATAAGACTGGCTCTTGCCCGAAGCGAGTATAGAAGTCACCGCTTCCCTTCCCCGTGCAAGGGAGGCTTCTGTAGTACCTCTTCCAGACGCTAAGATATTCTCTGAGGTGGACTCCCCTGCGGCGAGTTGTAATGAAGATTGAGATTCCCCTACTTTTCTAATCCAATCTATTTCTTCCGAGGCTGCCTGCTCCATAGCCTCTAAATATATTGAAGTAGTACCCGCATCCGATACTCCGGAACTTGCAGACCTCGCTCTTGCTAAAGATTTTTGGTAGTCTTGTTCTCGTTTAGTAACTCTCTCGATTTCTGCGGCATTTTCAAGAGCTGCATCTGAGGCTAATTTAGCATCCCTCAATGCCCTTTCCGATGCAGCTTGGGCTTCTGTCTCTGCTATTACGGCAAATTTCTCAGCTTGGGCTTTAGCGTCAGCTGCTTGTTGGATAGACGCCTCTTCGATTCTTTTTGCCTCTTTTTGCGCCGCAATCCGAGCAGCTTCTGCATTCGCTCTTGCGTCATCTGCAGCATCCGATTGCTTTTTGGCCGAATACGCCGATACCCCTATACCGAGGACGGCAGTCCCTATGGCTGCGGCTATAAAACTCATTCTATCTCTCCTTTATCTCCAGTTAACCAATCTATGTAGTCACTCTCCGGTAACAACATAATATCCTCCAGTTTCTTTCTGTCCCTCTCTTCAGTTGGGTTAGCATGAACAGAAGTCCACTCGGATTCTTCTATAAACTCCCCCACTTTTTTATCACCAGGATTAGATACGTATATATAAGGAGCGGAAATCTCTACGCCCGGACTACCTGGGCCGTCATACATTCTGATTCGACCTTTAGTAATAACATTGAAGGTCGAATGCCTCTGTCGCTCTCCTATAGCTATAGTTCCCTTTGGTACTACTATAGTTCGTGCATATATACCATGAGCAAATCTATGTTCAAGGTGAATAGGGACTTGCTCATGTTTGAGGAATTCATCTTGGAGAGCTTGAATCCCTTGTTGCATCCTGATGTGCTCGGTGTCGACTACTTCCATCATACAACCTCCTGGTCAAGCTGACCGAAGAATCCTGCTAATACCGTTTTTAATGGTAGTTCTTGTGATATCGTGATAGACGCTTCTTTATCCCACCCTAATAACGTAACTTGTACATCTTCGGTTGCTGCAGGCTCGATGCTATCCATATCAGAAGACGCCCGTCTTTCCGGAGGTCGGCGCCCGTTTATTTTTGGTTTCCACGAATTCAGGATTCGAGCGAACAGCTTGTTCCATCTTTTCTGAGCAGGTTGGGAGCTACCTTGAGAGAAGCCGCCTAACCCCATATTATCGTCCCGGGGAAGAGTTACTAATTCAGCAGTAAACCCTAATCCTATAAAGACCTCAGTACCTACATAGTCCAAACTAAAGTCCCCATCGGCGTTAGGGGTAACGTCAGGATGGACTGCCCCATCTACTAATACTTGGCATTCTCTGAGAGCTAAGTGGGTAGCTCCAGTAAAATCTTTAGTAGGAGTTTCTGGGTGGTACTCTAAAAAGCTGTCCATAGAAGCCAAATCAGAATAGACCTCCAAAGATAGTTCGTCATCAACTCGGTTAAATAAAGCCCATAGTTGGTCTACTCCTCCTACCCGTTTTCGGCATATGCTTATAGCCTTATCCAGGGAATGATGGGCGTGGAACCCCGCTACCTGGGCTATAGCATCATAGGTGGAACCGATAAAACACCCATCTAAAGTCGTGCCCCATATTATACTATTAGGGGAGTTAGCAAAAAGTAGGTCAGTAATTCTTTTATCACCTTTGGTAAGATGCTCGGCAGCAAAAGTTAAGTCCTTCGATAGCCAAGCATCTTTTGTCCATTCAAAAGACATAGACCGAATCTTCCGCCGGTCAGCTGAAACATATAGGACATTGTTCCCTGCTAATACTGCTTTAATAGGAGCACTACCATTTGAAGACTGTTGCCGGACTCTAACGTCCCCAGGTATAATTACCCCACCTTCACTGGTAGCTATATGCTCTCCATTTTCAGTCCCTATTAATAAAGTATCTGCTCCCTGCATCCATTGGATTAACCCTTTCTTAGCGACAGAGTAGTATATAGCGTCATCAGGATTGGAGCCTAAAGTCAAGTCTGTATAATAAGGGATTGCAGGAGTCGAAGTTGCGTCTCCGGGCCGGGTCCCCCAGAAATCCTCCGGGTGGTCTTTAAGCCCGCCATAGTAAGCTCGACCTTCAAAGAATGTGATAGCCCGAGGATAGTTATTAGTAGTCCATTCTGCAGGTATGGACACGAAGGGTACGGGCTCGAAAGTCCATACTCGAGTATGGTCGTCGTACAGCAGTCTCTGAGGTAGCACTCCAGGGGTAACGAAATATAGACCCAACTGTTTTGGAGGCATTTCTACTTGTAACAAAGCTATGTCAGTATCAGTGACCCACGGGGATGTGAATTCTAAAGGAACAGGCTCTATAGTAGTATCGAATACCGACACTTTTAAAATAACTTTTCGCGCCTCTCCGCCTGGGGCTACCATTTGAATAAACATCGCAGTGCCCGTAGCTGTCACGCCATCGATATGGATGACTTCGTCACCTATGAAATCTGTCTCAGAGTAGATGTCGTCTGCTCCAGAAGTATTACCAATAGATACTGATAGTATTTCTTCTCCTTCTAAAATCTGTATATCCAAGTGGTGCTCGGCACCGGCTACTACGACTAACTCTTGCTCGATACTTGCTAATTGACCAGTTCCTCCAGGGGTCAGCTCGCAAGTCCCTCCTGGAAAAACTACGGACCCCGACCCGACAGTTGTTACATCCCAATCATCTGAGCCCGCATCAAAATTACCATTCTCAACTAAATCGTCCTCGCTAATAAAGCCGTTGTCATCGCTTATATGAACCTTGTCTTTAGTAACAGTGACAATAAAACTGGTAAAAATGTTTACAAAGAATTCGAAAATCTGTCCATAGTTCCCAGCTATAGACTCTGTCCATGCCCAACCATCACGAGTTTCTGCGGGGCCTTGAAGGTGGCAAAACCAATTTTGCATAGTCCTTACACCAGATGCCCGACCAGCTAAATCATACCTCATGTCCATCAAAGAGGACAACTCTCCTGCCGCAAAGCTATATTGTACTGGCTGTTTTATACTCATTAGAAGATGCCTCCGTCATATTGAATACCCGCTCTACCAAATCTCGCGTCTAAAGTGCGATAGGCTTTCTGTTTTTGCGGTTTACTCTGTACGCCATCCGCCCCGCCCGCGTGGTCTACTAATTCTTCTACTCTTTCTCGTAGTGATTTCTCCTGAGCCACTTTGGCGGTTAAGGGTATACATATATCAGCGGCCAATTGAAAAGCAAATAGCTGAATGAACCCCGGAGAGAAGAGGGTGGGGTCAGTGATACGTTTGGTATACTTTATATATAAGACGCTCTCACTTGAAACCAGAGTCCTACCTTCTTTATCGACGTCTACTCTATCTTCGAAACTTCCGTCAGCCGATACCTTCCTAACTACCAAACAGTCTGGAGGGAGCTGAAAACGATTAGAATAGTCGTTTCCATGGATTTCGGCGTCTGCCCCGGCTAAGGGAGTTAGATAAGCTCTGGCTCTGGCAAAAGTCCAATCCAGAGTTTCTAATGTTAAGTCCCGTGAAGGCTCGTAATTAGCTTTACAGAGGTCTGCCTCTGTAGTTCCATCATCGAGTGTCATGATAGGCATACCGCCTAATTTGCCGATGGTTATATTGCTTATAGATACCTCTGAAATTGCCATGTCCCCTCCCGTTAAATAAAAGAGGTAGTCGGTACCGACTACCTCTCTGAGTTATGCCATTAATCTATCTTGCTCATGGAGCCACTCGATAATCTCTTGCCAGCAGACATCGAGAAGTAGTGACCCAAAACCTCCTGTTAAGACGGAAGCGTTAACTCCAATAGCGACCATGCCTACTGCGATAGTCGTATTAGTAGTAGTGAATACAATGTCTTTTGGGCCTGACATAAGAGGGACTCTCCAGTAGCATGTCGTACCGGCGGGACGACGATAATCTTCCTCCCTGGCTCGATTAATAAGGTCTTTTAGTCGAGAGGAAACCTCTACTTCTCGGTGTTGGTCTGCCGCGGCTAAGTCAACGTAAACGCTGATATGACCGGCGGCAGGGGCAACAGGAAGTGCTGTGGTATAAGTGGATATAGCCGTAATCTTCTTGGCCGCCTCCAATAGTTTAGTTCCTTTAACAGGCATAATGCCCTCCTTAATTGATGGTTATTCTTTCAACCCTATGTCGGGTACCGAGACCCGCTGAATAGGCGTCTCCTTGACAGCCGGCTCCTTCTCTTTCTCATTCTCCTTCACCCGTTTTGCGATGTCTTCGGGAGAAGTAGTGAGAACATCTTGAGCCGCCTGAGTCATGATAGACGCTTTGCTTCTGTTCTCGACTTCCAACTGTTTAGCGGCTTTATCGGCTGCTTTCTTTTTCTTTTCAGCTGCCGCATACCGTTCTGGAGTTAGCAGATTTAGAATTCGTACGCTCGTATGAAGCGCCCGTGCAATAGATTTTAGAGGGACACCGTCTTTTAACATATTATGATACCGTTTAATGTCCATCCTGTTCAAACCTTCTTTCATCTTTCTTGGCCTCCTACTGTAATGAGAAGTAGTCGTTGCCGACTACTTCTCGATTAAATTAAACTACTCTACACGCTATCCAGTACACGAAGATGAACGATTTCCTCATCGATAGTTCGTGAGCAGCCTGCTGTAAACTGGCTGAATAACTGAATCATGTATGAGTAACTGGGGTTCTCACCAACCCGGACCATGATATCCGCATTTACGACCAATGTCAGAGCACGTTTGGTAAATGCAAGACATCCAATCTCTCCTGTATCAGGAGCTAATAGACGGTTAGACATAATCCAGGTAAAGCCCATCCAGTTAGGACAGATGCCATAAGCGGACAGCTTCTGTAAAGACTCTCTTCGAACATAGTCAGAAGAAGTCTGAGTAGTAAGCTGCATCAGCTTTCTAACCTGGGTGGGGCCGACAATCATGACCTTGGGAACGTCTAAATCAATTTCATTCTCCAAGAATGTTTCCTGTACTTCTGTAATTAAGTCAAATGAAATAGCTACAGAGCCATCACCGACCAACTGAGAAGCAGGAAAAGCGACGGTGTTACCATCACCATCCAAAGCGTTACCGGTGGCCGCTTCAATAATAAGGTCATCATATTGACGACCCATTGCCATTGCCTGACTCTCTGTATAAGCAGACTCAGGGTTAGTAATCATCTGAACTTTATCCTCATGCTCAATAGTCATAGTATGAGTAAAAGTCCTGGGTGTGGTTACACGTCTGTCCCAGGCATCGTCAACGAAAACTGTTGCCTGTCTGCGTGCGGTTTTTTCAATTGCGGCAGTCGCATCTAATCTCTCATGATTATATGCTTTACCATTACCGACTTCCTCAGAAACATGAGGACGGAGCTTAGCATATTTCTGCTGAGCCAACTGAATAGTGTTGTCTTTGTACTGCTCGATAAACGCTGAACTTACTGTGATTGCCATTGTTTAAATCTCCTAATTAGGGGTTATGTTATGGTACGCCTTGTTAATGGCTACCCCTAATCTGGGACCATTTTTATCTGTTCAGCTAAACGGGACCTATCGGCTGTCCTATCGGCTGTCCTATTAAGCTGGGTTTTTCTGTTTATATAGTTCTTCCATTTGTTTTAAAGCCGCTTTATGTCCGGGCATTCCTTTATTCCAGTAGGGATGCTCTTTGTTATTTCGGATTTCAGTAATCTTCTGAGCCGCTTCTTCTGGAGTACTCCCACCTTTATTTTGATTCATGTCTTTTAAAAGATTTTTACCTTCACCTTTAAACTTGGTGGCTATATCATGGAGCCATTTGTAAGAAGCTACATCAGCGTCTCCTGCTTCCAGAACCTTAACTAACTCTGGAGGGGCATCAGTCAGTTTAGCAATATTAGTTGCTAAAGACATTCTACGATTATAGTCCACGCCCCAGTCTTTTTTCAGTTCCGCATGCGCCTCTTTATGAGCCACATCCCTCTCCATCATTAGCGTTCCATTCGCCGCTGTAAACTCCTCTACTACTTGGTTGTACTGGTCTTGATTCAAGCCTATCTTATGAGCGATGTCTTTGAACCTTTCAGAAGCGGCTTTATCCACATTCTCCGTTTCTGGAATAACGTAACTCTCTGCTTTTTCTGGTCGACCTAAACTACCATAAAGTTTGTTGCGTGATTCCTCGTTAGATAAATCGGGTTTCGCCATGAGATTAGGAACTTTAGTCTGCATTTTCTCATGGAACGCAGCCCAGTCCTCTTTACCTGCGTCTTCCCCTGGAATCCTTATACTCTGACCCAAATGGGAGCGCATGTTAGTTACGTACTTATAGAAATCTTCGGGTTTCTCCGCCTTGTTAACTTCCTCCCAGGCTTGCATATCCTCTGGCATATCCTTATACCAGGTCTCTCCGCCACCACTACCGTCGCCATTACCGCTACCTTCGCCTTCTGCGTTAATGAGACCGGATTTAATCTTGCTTAAAATTCGGCTATCTCTCCAGTAATACATTTACTCGTCTCCTCTACATTGAAGTGTTATCTATGTCTCTCATGTCCAAGTGCTCGGTGCCGACTACTTCGCTATCGGTGATAGCGGCACAAGCACAAAGCATCAAGGCCAATCCTCGATGCCCATCATTATACGCATTTTGATAAGGATTCTTATCAAAATTATTAACATTACAGAACTTACGTTCAATCAACAAGCGTGCTTCTTCTCCTGCAGGATGTTGAAATAAATCCGATAATACCTTTTGTTCTTCTTTAGTTAGTACGATTTTCATGCGGCCTCTTGACCCCCTTCAATAGATTGTAAGGCGGCTTGCCCTTTACCTTGAGCCTCCATAGCCTTACCTTCCGCTTCTGCTTGAGCTGTTTGAGCGGCCCGTCCTTGTACTTCATTTCGGGTGTCTCTCAATTGCTTGACGGAGTCTCTGGATTTCCAAATTCTGGCAGGCGCCCCTGTTACGTCCCCAAGTTCTCTGATAGCCTCGTCCTCATCGATGTTATCGACGATGGTAGGCCATTTCTCACTAAGTGCAGATGCGGTGCCCAAGGTTCTTTCGATAGCCTGAGCGTCATTGATACGTTGGGATTTAGCCAAAGGACCGAGATAGTCTATTTCTAATTCCCACCCTTTCTCTGCTACTATAGCAGGCATAGGCGGAAGAACTCTGTATCTAAATAGCATTTTAAACATGCGACTAAGAAGCTTATCTAAAAAATCGGATTGTAAGCGACCGTAAGTCGGACCTAAAAGTCTCTGCATAAGCTGGATTCGTGCATGGACTTCCGTAGCTGTCATAGCGGGGGAGTCCTTGAGCTGTAATTGGTCAGCAAAATAAGCTTCTCGGATAGCCTGTTTCAATTCGTTCTTCTGTATACCTGATATATCGAATCGAGCTTTAGATTCAAACGTACTTACAGAGTCCTTATTAGCTACTACTGTGACCCCTGCCGCAGATAAGTCGATATTCCCATATACCCCCCTACGTGTTACTAATAAAGAAGGGTCTATCGCTTTTTCACCAGCTTGAAACGTCATTTCAACGGTTTGATTGAGAGTAAGGACATCATATATAGCCGTCATAGAAGGCGACCACCCCCATATAGAGCCGGTAGCTTTACGCCATCTCGGTACATATACAGGCATATCATATAGACCGCCTTCTTCTCCGAGGTTTTCTAAAGATTCTACCATAAAATATTTCTCGCCATAAGGGCGCATGTCTGGTTCTGTGACAGAGAAGCCTAATACTCCCTCATACTCTTTACCCCGTCTTTTATAAACACAGTATAGCACCTCATGTCGAGTATTAGAATTGATACCTGATAGCGACTGGTCGTATATCTTAACGGGCACTCCCTCAGCCCCGAATTTAGTGACCATTTGTTCTGCTGTCCAGTAGAACTTTCTATAGAAATTAAGTAGCTCCCCGTTATGGTCCTCATCGAAAAACCATTCATCTATAGGAAGGGCTTTGAATAGCATCGAATCTATTCGACCATCCGGGGTCTCCTCGACGCTATGAGCTAACCCACCAACTCCGAAAGACGTTAAATCCAAGTAGAGCTCATTAGCCTCTAACCCAAAATTCGATGTCTGTAAAAACGTGTAAGCGATTCTATTAACCTCTTCAAGCCACTGGTTAACTTCAACGTACTTAGCGGCTTCGGGCTGTCTAAACATATAATGGAACCACTGAATAGCTGAGTTAGTTAAACTACCATCAAGTGATGCGGCTAAATTTTGGTTGTCTTTGATAGCGGAGCTATCGAATAGTTCTCGAAGACGCCAGTCAACGGAGCTCTCCGATGTCTTAGAAGTGAAAAACATAGTACGGTAGGGGCTAATAAACTGTTCTACCAGTTTCCACATACTCTCTAATGGCTTACGTTCACCAGAGCGTTGTGCTACTCGCTGACGGATATTAATATTACTAAGTTGTCCCTTCATATACTTTTCTCCTCTTCTCTTCCTTTAAGTAGTCGGTACCGACTACTTAGAAAATTTCTTTAAGGCGACTCCCGCTACGCTACTCAAATGAGGGGCGGCGAAATAGAATCCCAGTATGAGCATCATAGCTCCATTCATATTTTCTGCATAACCCCCGATGATTTGAGAAGATGCATTACATTTATCACCATTCTCCAACCATACCGCTATAACAGACAAAGACATCATAGCTACATATTGAGAAACCCATACTAAGGTAATAACCATAGCCAGAAGTCTTCGAGCTAAATTCTGACCACTGGTGGCCTTCATCCACTCAATAACCATAGACCGAGCCTCCGTTACTGCTTGAGCCTTAGCCTCCGCCTCTTCTTCATCAGTATAAATAAGCTTATCTAAAGCGTTGGCCGTGTGGTCTACCACTCTCGAAACCGCTTTATCGGTACCAAAAACCCTGCCTAATGTGCTACTTAATATTGAAAGCATAATCCTCCTAAAATCTACGAGTAGTATTTGGGTGAGTCTGTAAATGGATGTGGAAATTCTTACCTTTACCGTGGACTTTACAACAGGTTTTATTAGGGCGTTTATAATCGTACGCCCATCGTTCGTCTACGTACTTTTTAATAAGATTGCCGAGTATGATTAAACGACATCGAAAATCAATACCCCTTAACGGCAGTTGACCATGAACGCCATCATCGTCGATTCGATATAGACTGGTGATAGTACGCTTACCGAATGTTCGTTCAATGTCTAAGGCCATTTCCCTTAACTTTGGGTCTACGAATTCTAATTGAGCTAAATCAATTTCCATTACTTATCTTTCCTATTCTTATTGGCCCACGGATAACGTCTTCCTGTTATAATCCGCTTCCAGAAGTATTTGCACCATCCACAAAAACGCCACATAGTATGGAGGATTTGAGTAAATAGAGCGATTATAGATAGCCACAGTAGTAGTTCTTTTGGGTGATTTGTGGTACTGGATACCACGAGGCCTAAACCTCCCATTATACCGTTTCCCCATTCATTAAGTAGTTTTTGAATAGCTTCTATTAGAGATTGCATAGTATCCTTCATAGTTTAAACGTAGTCGGTGCCGACTACGCCCGCCTCCTTACCACTTGGGGGCGGTAGACTCCATTTTTCTGAGTATATATACCGCTTACAGGAATATGATGGCCCCGTAGAACCTTATAATCCTGCATATTAATTATTTTATTAGGCCCGCCCGCCCGTAATACTTGAGGAGGTGCATTTTTAAACGCTGCGAAGTCGACAATTGTATCAACCATAATAGCAAAATAGCGAAAAGCATCCGACCCATGATTAGCCCAAGACTTAGCCGCAGAGTCACTGTAAGTTTCCGACTTAATATCGTAAGACTTATGGTAGTGCTTGAGGGCTTTAACACCTTTATCGGTTTTAACCTTATCAAAATAGCACCGCATCAGTACCTGACGTACCGCTTCGACACCATCTTGTATAGGAAGTTTTGGAACTACCACAAATTCGATGCCATGTTCCGCCGCGGTATCCCATCGGGACACCTTATCCGTCATCTCTTCCGTATTGATATCGAAAGGGGCGAAATGGTCGCCATAGATGTAAGGGAGTCTTAAGACTTCTCCGATATTAGCTATCAGGGATTTCTCGACAGCTTCATAATAGTCTATGATTCGGATTTGTTGGTCTTTAATCTGGACGAACCAGATTGCACAGGCATCTTTCTTCCCTAAGTCCCAGAACGTGAAGACTGGCAATCGTGGGTCCCACGGAACCCGTGTAAAACGGCCCTCCTGACGCAGAATCTCCATCTCTGTAGAATAATACGTACCAACGTTGCCAGATAAGAAAGAAGTATAGTACTCTTGTAAAATAAGAGCTTCGGGCATTCCAGATTGCCTATCCTCTTCAATAGCCTCCAATGAAGGGTAGCCAGTGTCATCCCGAGAAAGGTGTTGTAGATACCACGATGACGCCGGGTCATTGGCCAGTTCGTACAAGTCGTAGAATTCATTCGATGTTCCCCTTGGCGTACCGTTCATTAATGCCCAGCCGCCGTTTTCTGCGAGGACCGGTCTCAAGAAGTCCCATGCCCCACGTTTATGTAAACTAAACTCTGTAAATACTATCCCTATCGGATTTGTTCCAACGATGCTATCAATTTTGTCAGAACCGAGTAACTTAATTTGGCTACCATTTGGAAGCCGCTGTCGCATTTCTTGCTTTTCACGACCTTTATTTCTGAGATTTTTGATGAGCCATTCTGGCACGTAATCAATAAACCGCCTACCTCCACCATCCGTACCCTCCCAAATAATCTGTCGTGCCTGATTATAAAATGGTGCGATGTAATAATATGTCCCAACCCGTTGCATCGCTTTTGCTACGACAAGGTTCCAACAAAATAAATCTTTACCATTACGTCTCGGCCACACCAGCATACCACGCTTAAAATCAGGCCGTATAAGACCATTCCAAGGCGCAGCTTGATAATGCGTACGTGGGGTAAACCCATCTGGTAAAGAGCGTTTAGCTACCATTAATTATAGCGCCTTTCGTATTAAAGGTTTTGCGCTTCGTAGTCGGTACCGACTGGATGAACTTAATACCATCGAAATGGCCCAAACGACCTCCACCACGACCCGCTCTGATATTCTCATAAACTATTTGGTTAGCTTTGTCCATACTAACCTTAACGCAAGAACTCCCAAAAGCCATAAGCTCAATCACGGCATCAGTTAATACACCGTTTGGGGGCCTGACTCTATCCTCAGTCTCGTACCACGTATCGATAAACTCGAAGGCGTCAAACTCCACGGGAGCTTGGGATACTGGTAATTTAAAGTCGCCGCTGTTACTCATTAGTTCATGTCCTCATAGTCTGGTACTTCTATTACTTCGTAGTCGGCGCCGACTAAGTCGACCACATCATTAGACCTATCATTAGACCTATCATTCGATATGTCAGTTCCCTTGCCCGCTTCCTTACCAATTAAAACAGAATTAGGCGCAACATAGTGGTCGTCTCCAGGCTGCGGTACTGGGAATTGGTTGACGATTAAGACGCGCCCACTCTCATTACCTTTGCCTGTCCCACGTTCTGATTGCTTCATAATATCAGGTTTGATTAACATCAGAGTTTCAGCAATCTTCTTAGCGTCGTCAGCACACTCGAAACTTGCCGCTTTTTCTTGCAACCTATCCAAGAAAGATTTTTCGATATTTATGTATTTGGGTAGTAGATTGGCTTGATGCCGGGCGTGTTTTAAAGATAGGGATTGGTTAAGTTTTTCTATAGCCTCTTCATTATCGGCTTCGTTATCATCCGCTGGACTACCATTAATTGTCGGCGTTGGTGGCCTCCAGCTTCCCGCAGTAATAGCGTTATTAAGCATTCTCCTGGAGATTTCATGCTTCTCGCAGATAGCTTGCTTAGATTCACCGAAGTGTTCGAAGTCTAATTGTATTCCGTCCCAGTCTGTCATTAGTGTCCTTTTTATTGGTGGTGCTCGGTACCGACTACTGGCCACTGGGAACCTGTTGTCAGTACCGAGCGGCGGCGGCACGAGGCCATTTTGTCGGTATATTTCTTTATTTTATATTTCATTATACCATATATAGAAGCATTTGTCAAGCTTAGGGGCAGGTTTTTGGGGTTCTTTTTATGCCCTAAATTTTTAGGTGTTAAAAATAAATATCGGGGCGTATACCAAAATTTTTAGGTGTTAAAAATAAATATCGGGGCGTATACCAAAATTATCCCATAACTCATAACATCCCTCGATATCGGGGCATACCTCTTTATAGGAACGGCATCCCAGCTACATTATAACCATCCTGTAGCGCTTACCTACCATTAGCCAGGTAGTCGGCGCCGACTAAGTGCCCGAAATGACAAGAAATCCCATAACTTACCCCAAAGCTTTCCATTTTGTGTAAACAGCCTAAAAAAACACCCCAAAGCTTCCCGTTTTGTGAAACGTGTAAATTCTGATAATTTCTAAGTACTTGAATTTACTACACTTTTTGGTAGTCGGTAACATAACCCATAATAACACTAACAACTCAGTAATACTAAGATGTTTTTTTTTTTTTTTTTTCTAAGGGGTTTACAAAACCGGCGTTATTCTGTTAAAGTGTGTACCGACTACCAAAAACCCAATAAATTCAAGCACTTACGTTTACACAAAACGAAACTCAGTTTTGTCAAAATGTGCGCCGACTACCAAAAAGTGGTTTAGTGAGGTAGTCGGCGCCAAAATACCCCAAAGCTTTTAATAATGTGTTGGGTTTTTAGCGCTTACCCCAAAGCTTTTAGTCGACATTTACAGTTTACACAAAATACAAACCTTTGGGGTGAGTTAGCCGTTATGAGGGGTGGAGTGACCTTGTACTGCTGTTGCTTTGGTAGTCGTCACCGACTACTTGAATACAGAGTGTGCAACTGCCACAATGTAGTATAAGCGGAAAACGCCGATAATTTATGGTAGTTAAACCAGTAGGTTACGAGCGATGGAGGTAGTGAGCGCCAATATTTTGACGGTGCGTCAATATTTTGACGATATGCGATAAGTCACTGATTTAATAGGGGATACTGTATAGTTTGGAGGTTGTAGAGTTTATTATTTTGAACCGTGGTGTATGGTATGTGGTGTGTATGGTGAGTGGGTGGAATCCGCAGAAATCATGCGAAATCTGCATAAAATACTATAAAAGGTGCGTAAAATAGAGTAAAAGGTGCGAAGTTAGCTCGAAAAACTGCATAATAGTAGATAAAAAGGTACATAAATAGGTAGGTAGTCGTCACCGACTACCACAGGGTAGTAGGCGGCGATATCGTAAGGGCGCCGATAATTTATGGTAGTTAAATCGGGTAGTTAGGAGAAAAGTTATACCGCTTGGCACGGCATTTGCTTATATAATATACAACAGGCGCAAATGTTTTGTGCCAACAATTAAAAGGCAAGCACGACGCACACGGTGTATGCAAGCCTAAACAAGCACATTTATTATAAGGGGGAAACGTTATGAAGGAATCTATTAAAGACGCAGTGACAACCAATAATGGAACTCAAGAGGAATTGAGCGCATTTGAGTGGTTGACAAGTGACAAAAGAGAAAGAGTATCAAATGACGCTGTAAAGTCGTTTTACTACATTGGTAACTTTATGCTCAAGCTTGATAAAAATCATACACAAAAAGAATCGAAAGATATCAGAGATTCGTACTTTGTAGGTGATGGAATGACATTAAGCCGTAATGACTACAGCGCTTGCAAGCAGATTGCTAAAAAGTTCGATACCCTGCAAGCAGTAAAAACAGCTTACAAAAAGACGGGCACATGCTCAATGGGTGCAAGCCGTATATGGATAGCGCTTAAAGGTAAGCCCGCCGAAAAATCATTTAACGACAAACTACAGGCAAAAATCAAAGCCCTTGGAAGCAACACAGGCGGGGCAATCACTCTTGTAGACGAGAATGTGAAGGATAGTATGATTAAGCTGTCAAAATTGCAGCAAATAGAGATTGCCTTAAATGAGCAGTTAAAAGCCGTTAGAACTGCCATAAAACCCCTGAAAGAGTCGGACAGCTATAACACTATGGTAGCTGAATTGGCTGAGCAATCCGATAACTACGGCGTTAAAATCGACAAAGTGGCATAAAATATGGTAGTATAACATAACTGCTATATAATAAGGTAACAGGCGCGCACGTACATGTATACATGTACGTGAGCGTTTTGTTGCGCCTTGTAGTCGGTGACGACTACCTGATACTTTGTGGTAGTTGCATACGGCGTGTGCAAGCCTAACGTAAGATAAAAAAAATGGGGATATTAAACTTATGAAACATATTAAGAATAACAAATACATAATAGACGACAATCTCATGTTTGCCGTAAGAGATGAGGACACAGGGATTATATATTATCAGAGAAAACGACTGCCCGATAACACAGAGCAGGACATAAAAGACGACCAAGCTAAATATTTTGAGGTAAAAGGTGAAACCATACCTATGATTAAATATCTGAGGAAAAAATATGGTTTCGGATTAAAACAGGCCGTGGATTACATCTTACTATATACCGGAAGAAAAACCTTAACGCAACACGTATTATAGGAGAAAAGTTATGGCTAAATTTCTGTCGTATAGTGACAAAGTGCGCAAGTTTAAAAATGGTAGTTGGAAAGCTGATGCGCCACCTGTGTGCGCTAATCAGTGGCCTAATTTTAATTGGATAATTTGGATTGACAATCATGGGGTGTGGTTATGATGGAAGTCATCGGGGCTTATGTCCCTGGAGAGGCTATAGTGTGGTGTGGTATATTATTAATCGCAATAATTATGGATAGGGTGAAGAGATGATTGAATTTGTAATAGGTGTAGTAGTTGGGTTTGTATTAGGGATTTTGGTAGCGGCATTAACGGAGTTAACTAACATTAAAGGAGAAGGAAAAAATGGATGAAAACTTAGATAAAGTTGTATTTATCTACATGAAGGATTTATCTCAAGAAAAGCAAGACGAATTAGCGGAGTTAGGGCTGTTTGAGCCAGAATATGATAACTTAAGAACAAGGCCTATAATAGGCATCGGGCATCCGAAATCAAAAGCCTTGAGAGAAGGGAAATTTGACCAGTTATTGAATAGTTTGCTCAGTGACCTACTTAACGACCTCCAAGAGGCTGATTCAGAGGACTGCTCCACGAAGATGTGCGAGGACTGTGAGCATACAGAATGCGATGAGCACCCCAAATTTGCAGGAGATGTCCCATCAAATGATGACCTTTAATTAGCATATCAGGTAGTCGGTGCCGACTATGACCGTACCGACTGCCGAATATGCTAATTAGGGGAAAAAGCTGCCATAATCAGAGTGCTTGGGAAATGCTGCGATGCCTTAGTACCAAGCCTTACTGCATCAATTTATGGTAGTTAAACAAAGACTGACATAAGGCGACATTTGGGCATAATAAATATACTCCAAATTGCCCCTAAGCTTGACATTTATGTCAGAATGTGGTATAATAGAGTATATTAAAGAATGATAAAAAGATTAGTTAACTTTTAATCGGTGGCTGGCAGACTTGCACACATCGTATGCAAGTCTGCCATAAAGGGGCTTACGTGCTAAAACGGAAAATCAACAATTATAAAAGGAACTTGTGCCCACGCCCCTTTACGTGTGGTATGAGTTCCTTTTATAGTTTGTGCCGGTAGTTAGTCGGTACCGACTATGAAAGAGGTTTTTATGATTGTCATTATAGTATTCACGGCATTTATTATTTGCGTATGGTGTTTAATGTGGGCGGTGTTATGTACCGAGACACGTACTATACCTCAATCCGAATTAGACGAGATGCTAATAGAACAAAAAATGAAAGAAGCGGGATATACGGAAAAAGAAGCTAACGATATTTTATATAAAGGATAGCAGTGACTATGCATGTTGAAATTGGGAGTAGATGGGTAAGAAGAGTAAGAGGTGAATATATAAAAGAGAGTAACGGTTACACAGTTATAGCTATAACTAATACCGCTCATAAAAATGAATTCCACCAACCTGATGTAATTTATCAAGGTGACAACGGAAATTTGTGGAGTCTGCCTTGGCGGAGATGGCCTGGAAATCTGGTTCTTGAACGGGACAAGAAAACTAAGCCGTTTAAAAAGGTGGACAATTATAACTGTGGTGACTGTCCAGAATGGGATGGGAGCTATTTATGCCCAGGGTATAAAGGGGGTCTATGTGAAGAAACAACGTCAGATTCTGATAGGATAATACCAGCAAAGGAGCTGTGATTATATGGAAGGTAGTCGGCGACGACTGCCATAATTTAATTTAGGAGGCACATTATGCCAAAAGTATTAATTAGTAACATCGTAGACAATGAGTATCGGAAAAGGGATTTATTCCCAACAGACCCAACCAAGATTGCGTCACTCGTAGAATCCATCGACCAAACCGGATTCTGGGATAACATCTTGGTGCGGTTTCATTTTAATGAATTGGCGGATGGAACGGTTATTGATGGAGTAGAGCAACTGGCTGAAATTATGGCAAGTGGTATCGACCTATCTCAGGAGACTCTTGAGCTTGCATATGGTCACCACAGGCTCGATGCTCTGATTGAAGCGGGATACACGGAAATTGACATCCCTGTAAAATTTATCACTGACGAAGATATGATGCGTATCATGGCTAATGAGAATAAAGAAGGATGGGGCGGCTCCATCAAATCTATTCTCGAAACAGTCCGTCAGGTACATGGTAGACTCACCGGCATGTTTAGTGAGTATACCGGCTACGCAGATTACGTGGCAACTGTGGGAGACAAAGTTATGTTCTCCAAAAAGCAGTTCAGAGACGCTAAAGCCAATGGCGTCGGCTACCGTACTGTCCAGACTTTCCTTGGTGACTCCTGGAATCCTACCGATGTCCGTATCCCATTGGCTGTTTTTAAAGCTGTTGAAAAAGGGTACTTTACCCAACAGGATATTTTTGACTTCCCAACATTAGGTATTCTTGACAGTTTTACTGCATGTGTTGTCGCTATGTTTGAGGGCGGTAAAATCAAGGAAAAAGTTGAAGTTGAGAAAAAGGATAAAGAGGGTAAAACTGTCCGTGATGAAGCCGGCGACCCTGTTATGGTTAAGACTGACAAATTCGTTACTGTTGCAGCACCAAACTGGCCTGTAGCGTTTAAAGAGAAAATGGTAGCCGCTCTCGTTAAACAGTGCATCCCTGCCGGAGTTAAGGATGATAATGAAGAGGAGACTTATGAGTATGTTAAAGAGACTCTCCTCACTCAGTCCGAGATGAATAAACGACGGGTCAATATGTTGAAGAAGCAGTCGGCACCGACTACTGGTGGAGTAACAGTATTCCGCTTGAGAAAAGAAATCATCCGTCAATACTTTCCAGGTTTCGACCCTCAGACTCCAGATGAAGAACGTGAAAAACTCCACGCACAGTTGGTAGGTAAGGATATGGCTACTTTCATTGACACTGACGGCATCAAAGGATGGTCACTTCTTGAGGAAATGGTAGGTATGTTGAAAGACGCTTTTGAATGTCTCTTAACCCCTCTATCAGAGAGTGAAGTGGACGACCTACAGTCAGAAATGGACTCTGAGGCGGGCACATCCGAAGAGTTTGAATCCGACTATAAAGACCTCGAAATCGTCCTTGATGAGAAGGATGAAGAGGGTAACGTCGTGGAGACGCCCATTGGCCAAATCAGTCGTGATGTAGTTGACCTTTTGAGTGTGTCTGTTGTAGGTATTGATGGGTTGACTCTTCGTGCCAGTGAGATTAATCTGGAAGCGGATGAACTTCTTAATTCTGCTCTCCGTATTGCTATTGCCAAAACTTGCATGCTGTATGCTGGAGCCTCATCCGTCGATGACCTCGGTTTCCTTCTTAAAGAAACTTTAGAGTCAGTCGTGGAAACGATAGGAGAGGAAGTCGCGCCTCCAGTTGACCCCTCCCCTTTGGCCGAAGACGCCGACGCAGGCGACTACGTAGACGGAAGCGAGGACGCAGGCGACTACGTAGAAGAGTAAAAAAAAAGACTACCAAGAGAGTCTGTCGGAAAGTTAGCAGACCAAGAGAGTAGTTGGCACCGACTACCATTAATTAATGGTAGTCGGTGCCACCCATTAACGATTAACCGGAGAAACGACATGACCGCATCAAAAACTATTAAAAATAAGGAGGACGCTCATGGCGTTGAACCAAACCAAAACAAAAGAGTTAGAACAGTCAACAGGACACAGTGTATTCTCTCCATCATCAATGAAGAGAATTATTCTGTGTCCCGGTTCTGTTTTAGCGGAGCTTCATGCTCCGATACCTAAGGAGTCTGTATATGCGGCAGAGGGGACATTACTGCATGAGTATTGCGAAGAGGCGTTCACGAAGATGCCGAAAAATCCGATATGTTATGTTAATGAACAAAACTGGAAACCAGAGCGAAAAGTTCTTGTGATTGACGCTCTTACTTATGTCTTGAAAGTCAGGGCAAAGCATACTGGCCCATGTACTATGACCTTTGAAGCTAAAGGCGTATTAGATAAATGGGGTATGCCCGAAGTCTACGGTACTATGGACGTCCGAATTATATCGGCCGAACGGCTTGATATACTCGATTATAAATTCGGATTCGGCATCCAGGTTTTTGCACAAGATAACCCACAATGCGGTATTTATTTAGCCTCGGGCATACCCTTTGGGTATGCAGATGGTAGTAAACCTTCTCAGTCTCTTCATGTCCATATCGTACAGCCTACATTGAATCATTATGATGTGTGGGACGTGGAATGGGAAGAACTTGTTAGTCTTATTATGGTTGATGTTGCCACAGCATTAGGCGAGGCTAAATCAGATAAGCCTGGCTATAGCCCATCAATGGAAGCTTGTAGATGGTGCAATGCAAAAATGTTGTGTGACCCAAGAAAAAATCATATTAAAACAGCAGCTCATAAAGTCATCAAAGCTGCCAAGAACCCCAATGCCCTTTCAAAAGAGATGTGGAAAGAGGTTCTTGATTACTCAGATGATTTACAACAAGCAATTAAAGACGCCAGGATATATGCGCAAGCTGAAATCAGGTCGGGAAAAGGTTTCCCAGGATATAAAATAGTATCAGGCAGGAGTAACAGAGTATTTCGTGATAAAAAAGTAGGTAATGCTTTTATGCTCAATGCTCTTGGAGAAGCTAAAGCCTATAAACCGAAAGATTTTATAACTCTCGCTCAAGCTGAAAAGAAACTTCCTGGCTTAAAGAAAGATGAAAATTGGTTGGAACTTATAAACAAACCCGTGGGCAAGCCTGTCTTAGTTAAAGAATCAGACAAACGTGCGGGTTTAGAATTCGGAGCAGTGGTTGACTTCGCAGAGGACGCAGTGGCCGCAGGGAACGTATCGGCACCAGTTTTGGTAGTCGGCACCGACTACCATTAATTAAAAAAAAAAAAGGAGAAAACGGAATTATGGTTACCCCATTAAACACAGCCTCTGAGCTTATGAAAGAAGCACGAGAGGAGAATAAAAAGGATACTCTGAAAGAGTATAAACAACAGGTCAAAGCCCTATTGAAAAAAGAAACAGCGGCTAAAAAACTTCTGAGGAACATTCAGAATGAAATCATAGACCTCGAAATACGTATTACTAAAGAGCTCGAATGACTACGCGGCGTCCTTATATTCCGCCTGGCCCTTGGTCTGACCCTTGTGATAGGTGTAACCATTATGGGAGAGACCCTATTCGATTGGAACATGGGCCTCTCGAAGTTAATTTCGCAGGTTTCCGCTCAGATACTTACGCTCTACAACAACACGGTTGGGAGATAGCCGAGCGAAGGGTGAACGGTTATGGCGATTATAATGATTATCCCGATGACCGATGGCAAATATCAATACGTCACCCCACGCTGGGCGTAAGTGGCCGTTCACGTAGTGTACGTGAGTTGCGTCAATCTTATCGTCAGGACGGCTGCCAAACCGTAGTGATTGAAATGGACCTTGGCTTACCCTATATGGTGACGGATGATGTGCGTTTACAACGTGATTGGTTCCCAGTGGACGCCACTCCCTATTGTACGGAGATACAGAATCCAGTTGATTTGTTTGACATGCCTTACTTTCGACCGATAGAAGAGGGAAAAGACATCTTCTTAAAGAAGGCCTCTGTTGAAGAGATAATGCAGATAGCTCTTGATAAACAAGAACCGGAGCAAGCGGAGATTCGAGCAAGACGACGGCAAGAACAACAGCGAGCCGAGTTTAGAAGAGGCGGCACCACGGCAGCTAAATTAATTATGGTAGCATAGGCTACCATTAACCCGTAGTCGGTAACGACTACATAATAACGGAGGAAAGATTATATGGGTATTAACGTAAAAACGGGTATCTGTACAGCATCGTATGCTCACGTATGGAAGGCTAAACCGAACCTGTCAGACGTCCTCAAGTTTTCTTGTTGTATGTTGGTTAAGAAAACTTTGAAAGAGGATATTGCTGCTTACAACAAAGCAATCAGAGCCGCTTTCGAGGAAGGCAAGACTAAGTATGGTTGGCCTGAAGCCCTTTGGAACTCACCTAAGTTTAAGAAACCCCTCAGAGATGGGGATACCGAAATTAAAACAGGTGATAAAAAGGCGGGGATTGGCTATGAGGGCGTCCTGTTCATGAATGCGAATTCGGACGGGGAGCCTGACTCTGAGAATTATTCTCAACCAGAGATAACCAAACCCCTGAATGGTAAGGTAGTGGCTATCACTAACCAGGCTGAGTTTTATTCAGGCTGTAAATGTCGTGCTGCCCTATCCTTCTATCCCTTTAATAACAAAAGTAAGGGGATAGCGGTGGGTTTGAACGCTCTTTTTAAAACTGGCGATGGTGAGAGACTGGATGGGCGAGAGTCCGCAGAGTCCGCCTTCTCTGATTTTGCGAAGGGGACAAAGAATCTGCCTGGAGATACGGTCGAGGTAACTAAAGACGCCTCGGAGCCATTCCCAAGCTAAGGGTAATCAAGGCACCGACTGTCGCTAATTAATGGTAGTCGGTGCCGACTACCATAATCATTAAGGAGGCACAATATGATAGATAACTGGTCTAACCGAGACAAAGAACGACAATGTAGAACGTGTATGTACTATGTTGAAAAAATCGCCCGTTCTTCACGAACAGTGAGGACTACCATAGGTAGGTGTAAGAGGAAAGCGCCTACCTCTAATGGTTTTCCCATGGTATACCCTAATGATGGGTGTGGCGAACAACGTATTGACGAGAATAAAATATAATAAGGAGACTGCTGTGGCTGACCAACGACCTATAGTAAAATTGGATACTGAAACTAAATGTAAATTGGATTTATCTAAAGTAGGTAGACATAGGTATTTGAATCATCCAACAGCAGACCTCTTAATGTTCTCACACAAACTGGGGTCGGCACCCACGGAGCTTTGGCTTCCGGGGATGTCGGTTCCAGTTTTTCTGCGTCACCCCAAGATGTTCAGATTCGCAGCTTTTAATGCTCAGTTTGATTGGAAAGTCTTAGTCATGTTTGCCAAGCGGTACGGGTTCAAACGCATAGAACTGGAGCAGATGGTAGACGTCATGGCGGTTGCTGCTCGGTACGGACTACCGCAATCATTAGACAAACTCGGTAAAATGCTAAAAGTAACAATGCAGAAAGAAGCGGCAGGGAGGCAACTGAAAAATGTATGTTGCACTGTACCACAGACATGTACGCCGGAGCAATGGGACGCTTTTAAAAAGTATGCTATTAGAGATACTGATTCGATGGATGAAATCATGCGGAAGTTGCCAAGCGACCATTTATCCGATGAAGAACAAGCTACATGGCTACGCAATGCGCAACTTAACGAGCGGGGAGTACCAGTCGATATACGCTCAGTCAAACAAATCGTAAAAATAGTAGACTACTACACTAAGAGTCAAGCAAAGCGTGTACCCTATATCACGGGGGGCGCAATCAATACCATCGGTCAGCGAGATAAGATTATTGCATGGTGTGCCAGTAAGGGGGTAGAACTTGAAAACTATCAAATCCTTACTGTTGATAAAGTGATGGAAGATTTAACAGAAAAAATTAAAGACCCATCCGAAGACCCGGTAGTCGGTACCGACTATCAACTGGTTATAAAGCTACTTAAGATAAAACAATTAATAGGTGGAGCCGCTGTCAAGAAGTTCAAGCGACTGGAGCTACTTACGTTAGGAGGACATATATATGATAATCTTAGATATCACGGGGCCGGCACCGGGCGGGTTACCGGCGGTGGGTTCCAAATGCTCAATCTCCCAAGAGCGAAAGTTAAGCCTGATAAAGCAATCAATGAATCCTATGATGACGCCGTCGAGAAACTACTTAAAAAATTCTATGATGTGTCAATCCTTAAACACCCATCTCCCCTTGGTGAAGCGAAGAAGCTCGTCCGTCCTATGCTCAAAGCATCTAAAGGAGATAAGTTAATCGTAGCGGATTGGAGTTCTATTGAGTATATATTACTAATGTATTTTGCAGGAGAATGGAGGAAAGTAGATGATTTTAGAAATGGTAGAGACCCTTATATATCGTTTGCTTCTGAGCTTTTTCACGTTGCTTATGACGATGTTACTGATTTACAACGGCAAGAGGCTAAGCCGCCCGTACTGGGTTCGGGTTATATGCTTGGCTCTGGGGTACCTCGTCGGGACCCTCCCGGCGGCCTCATTGGCTATGCACTTGGGTACGGGATAGATATGTCAGATAGCCAAGCCGAGTTCGCAACTAAAACTTTTAGGGGTGGGCACTTAATGGTAGTCTCATCTTGGTACGCCTTGAAGAATGCAGCGCATAGAGCAGTCAATATTCCCGGTAAAAAGGTACACGCTTTCAGTGGAGATGATAAAGACTTTGACCTTCATGTATCATTTATCGTACAGAGAGACAAGACAGGTAGACCATGGTTGATAATGACCTTACCATCAGGCCGGAATCTTTTTTATTGTCAGCCACAGTTAGTTCCGGGTCGATATGGAAAAGTGATTAAGTTAATGGGAGTCAATCCTAAAACAAAACAGTGGAGCCCCACGTTCCTTAAACCACAGAGAATTATAGAGAATGTGATTCAGGGGTTAGGTAGGGATATTCTCGAAGAAGCTAAAGTTAGATTAGATACAGCAAAGTTCGTCAGAATCTTTGATGTATATGATGAAATAGGGTGTCGTGAAAAAGAAGAGCATGCTCGGCACCGACTACAAGAAATGATTCAACTAATGTGTATCCCGCCAAATTGGATGCCGCAACTACCGTTACGGGCTGAAGGTTATGTCAGTCAACGGTTCATGAAAGGATAAAGACGGAGGAACCATGCCTAACTACAAACGAAAAAGTAGCACAAATTTTAGAAATGCTGACAGAAGTGCAAGACAAAATCGAGCTATTAAGATACTAAGTGTAAAATTTCCTCAGTATTTTAGAGACTCGAATGTAAAAGAAAAGAAAGCCAAACGTCCCCTTTCTAAAGGGTACCACAGAATTACTTCTACGGGTATGCGCTCATTCGAACAGCACCCTCCTAAAGAAGGGGAGTGGGATAGAGTACAACGTATGAGAAGAGAAGGCCACTATTTAATCAGGGGCGACCACTACAGAGACCCAAAGAAAAACATCCCGCCTTATCAGACGCCATCTATAAGAGCATCACGGTCATTAAAGAAGGACGTGGTAGAATGAGAAAGCGATATCGGCCCCATAGAATAACCGAGGACATGGTAGAAAACCACCTCGTCGATAAAGTAAAAGCTATAGGCGGGATGTGTATTAAGGGCAACCCCCATAATCAAAGGGGTATGCCGGATAGGATATGCATACTGCCAAAAGGTTTAGTAGTCTTTATTGAAATGAAACGGCCAGGTAGAAAACCTCGGCCTAACCAACGCCTAATGATTAATAGAATGAGGGCTTTAGGCCAACACGCTGTGTGGGCTAACAGCTATGGGATGGTTGATAAGCTAATTGAGTGGTGCCTACGTACTATGGCTACCACTAAGGTAGTCGGCACCGAGCACGAATGTACAAGACCGGCATGTGACAGGAGGGTAAAAATTCCATGGACATACTATCAGCAGAACACAAACTTCTGATTCTGATTGGGCGTGAGCCTAAGAGAACTAAGAAAAAAGAAATGCTTAATATGTTTAAGCGTAGTTCTAAAATAAAAAATATATTCAATTATGCTATTGACCCGTTTAAAAAGTATTACATTAAACAGATTCCCGATAACTCTCTATCAAAGGGACAGGGTGTGGGTGAAATAAATGATTCCACTTGGAAGATTCTTGACCGACTATCAAACAGAGAAGTAACAGGGAAAGATGCCAAGGAGCTTCTGTTCGCACATATGCGTGACCTCCTACCTTCCGAGGCCTATCTTCTTAGAAAGATTGTTCTTCATAAATTAGGTATAGGCGTAGCCGCTAATACTGTAAATGAAATATGGCCAGGGACAATTATTGAACGGTTTGTCCAGGGCGCTGAAGACTGGGACTCTGGCCAACTGGTTCTACCTGCATACTCTTCGTTAAAGTTGGATGGTATCAGGTCTGACCATAAAGATGGTATCTTTACTACTCGAAGTGGGCATACTATCTGCGGCTTAGGCCATATCAAAGATGATATAGCAGATAAAGGCGGTGGTTATTATGACGGGGAGTTGGTAGCCCCGCAGTTAGCCCATGACTTCGATTTCATGTCGGGGTATCTGCGTTCAGACAAACCTCATAAATCTATGGCTCGTTATATCACCTTCGATAACATGGCTATCCCTACACTGAATCAACGACAACGTTTAGAATCTTTAGAAAGAATTTTCCCTATATACGATTTTCGAGTGGGACCACAGAACCCTCCTGTCTCTTATCTACAACATCATTTATTCTATACTGAGGAAGCTATAATGGCGTTCTTTAGTTGGGCTTTAAAACAAACAACTGAGTGGGAGCCAAAGGGACAGGAAGGGTTAGTCATTAAGCATCCACGTGCTCGGTACCGAGCAGGTAAGTCCTATAACTGGATGAAATTAAAGAAGGGGGACTCCGCAGAATTCATTATCGTTGATTGGTTTGAAGGAGAGGATGCTTTTAAAGGTATGCTGGGTGGCGTCGTTGTCGATGTTAATGGCGTACTTGTAAAGGCGGG